CGCAGAAGATAAAAATGGTGCAAAGCTACCTACACCTGCTTGTGCAATTCCTATGGCCTGTGTTTGTAATGGATCAAGTCCAGCTATAAACTGTGGACCCATAAAAGTTTTTGGATCTAATTCTGCACTATAGGCTGTTTTTGCTTGTTGCGCAAAGTCTGTTACAAAATCCTGTAAATAATCTGGTACTGCCATTATACTACCCTATTTTCTAATTCCTTCATTGTGTTATACATTTTTTGTGCACCAGCTTTTATGCTACCGTTGCCGGCACCTCTGACAGCATCAGCTGTCATTACAAATTCATTCTTACTTAATCTTGCAGGTACATCATCTGCTTTTTCTTTTGCTCCAATTGGAACAAAACCACCCTCTGCCCTGAAGTCCATTTCTAAACCACCTAAGTCCATAAGTCCACCTTGTTTTTTAGGTGTTCTAACTGGTGTACCACCTGTTGGATAATCAAACTTATTAAACCCTGCTGGTGTATCATAACCTTTTACTTTTGATTCTGGAACTGATCCACCTTTTTGTCTTCGCATTCTCATGATGCCTGTTAAATTTCTGTCAAACTCCTTCTCATCTTCTTCATCAGCTAACCCACCTTTAGCCGCATAAAAATTTCTCATGACATATTGTTTTTTAGGCATGAAAAGTAAATTTTCATCACCATAATTATAAAAATCTCTAGCTCTTTGATTTAATGCAGCTATGCTCTCTGGCGTATTTACAATATCTATCTCCTCCATTTCCTCTTCTTTAGGTGCCAATAGTCCTGGTGCTAAAAAAGGCAGTAATGCTCCAGCTGCCCCTGCTGTAATTCCTAAATTTTTTAAACTAAAATTTTGTCCAAAAGGATTTAATGATGTTACAAACTTACCCGCTACGTTAGGTGTAAACTGTCCACCCGTAAAACTCCCCAATCCTAGTCTAGATCCCAAAGTTCCAAATTTAAAACCACCTGCACCAAAACCTCCACCCAAGCCATAACCTGCAGCGGCTAACAATGCAGCTTTTCCTAAAGGACTTTTAGCTACTTTTCCTAAACCTTTAACAGCTTTCTTAATTGGTCTAGTTATTTTTCTAACTAAACTTCCTAATCCATATAACTGTCGGGGTTCTTGCATTCTAGATATAGCCATATTTTTACCTTAATTTATCGTTTTACTTTGTTTTACTTACTAAATCAAGAGGTGGCATGATCACTTTTACATCTTGAGCCATCTCTTCTGGCTTATAACCCTTGGCTAGCCAGTCTTTTTTCTCTTTAAAAACCTCACCTGTTTCTTTGTGTCTATAAGTTTCTTCTACTTTTGCGTTTAATATTTCCATTAATCCGTCTTCTCCTTTAATATATTAAGATAACTAATACCAAATACGACTCCATCAGATACTGTGCCAGCTGTTGTGTAGGATAATTTAGTTCCTCCCTCCACTATTAAGGGTAGACTAAGTATTTCCACACTAGTAGATGTTGCAAGTTGTTGAGTATTAACAATCTCAAAGTTGTTATTTTTAATTGTAACTGTTGGTGTGTTAGATCCTGATTT